AGCAATCACAATCTCTTTATCTTCGTAAACAACATGCAAGCCTCCCCAGAAGCAATACAGGCAAGAAAAGAGCGACTTTTGAAGTTGGCTCGATTGGTGAACCAAGTGGCAGAGGAAGAAAATGGACATGACGTCCTGAATTTATTAAAGAAAGAACCTGTCTGCAATAAGAGAGTGATTACCAAGTATGCGAGAGTAGTAAAAGACCCAGACCCCATAGCCACCACGCAACTTCTCATGGGGCAGAAGTTTCCTATATTAGCTAAAAAATCATACTTGAGATATTACACGGAAGCTGAGAGAGAAGAGCTTTTTTCAAATGATGACTGTAGAAGGGTTGGATGGGTAAAATGCTCCAGGAAGGCGATTGATTTATGGATAAGCAAAGGAAAGCCATTGACAGAAGAGCAAAGACAAATAATAAAAGTCTTATATGAAAGCTCAATAGAAATGGCTAAAGATTTTTACAGCAGGGCATGGGATCGCGCCACAGTCACCTACGGGAGAGTCCCTTTGGAAAGGCAAAGCGTGGCTACCAGGAATGTGTTAGTCAATGTGCCAAGAGAGTACCGCCAGAAAGCAGTGGTTGAAATAGTGCAACCTGGTTATAATTTAAACCAGCCAGAAGTGAAGATATACGTTCAGCAAATCCTGGAGAAAATAGGGCAGCGAATAGTGACTGGCATGTCTATCGTTGACCAAGCTAGAATACTGATGAACTCTCTTGACCCAAAGAGAAGAATATTGCCCGTGGCATTGAGTCTTCATGGTGAATTGGCTCAGCACTCTATTGCTTACTATGGGAACAATTGGATGATCACTCAACTACCTGGGAGAACCTACAGTACCCCTGGTGACACATACGACATGAGAAGAATATGTGCATTCATACTCTCAAGGATCTCCAAATTGGAACTAAACAGAAAGAGAGAGGCTTTGGGGAGGTTGAAGAGAGGGAAAGAGCCTTTTATTGAGACTATAAAGAAAACTCCAGAAGACTACGCCGTAAAAGTTATCAAGTCAATCATGAGGTTGCCATGCTCGCGCAAGCATGATTATTTCGGAACTGAAATGATAGTTTCCAAGAAAGGTCCCAATACGGAAGTGGTTACCCACCCTTCTGGAATTCAATGGAGGGAATATATTGATGAAGAAAAGATTTATTTTAGGCATCTGGAGTGTAGAGGCTGGTTCACGCACAACAGAGCAACATTAACTGAAATCACTTTTTCAATCACTGATCGGATCACCTTTGAAAATTTGTTAGTTAACATCGCAAACTATATCAGGTATGACTGGGTCTACAGACCGGGGAAAAGCATCAAAGAACTCCGGGATTTAACTATGCTGGAGGTAAAGAAAGAGCCGTGGAAGATACTTGGAACCAACAAGAGAGTTTGGGAAGAATATTGGAGGCACATAGAGGATTCACTAATCACAATAACAGATGAGATGAAAAATTACTTGACTTTTGAGAGCAAGGTAAATGTAAGGTGTGTTTACAAAACAGAAATACCTGAGGAGACAGAAGTGCACTATGAAGTCCGCCCTGATGGGTCATTGGAGGAAATTGATGGCAATTCCAGAATACCCTACATTGAAATAAAAACAGCAGGAATACCCCACTTAGATATGACTTGGAACAGCAACGACATGTACATCATTCCTTTGCTACATCCACAGATATCAATGATGAGGACTATAGAATTTCATCTACTTAGGCCGAATTTGGAAGAGGACATAATGAAAAACAATTTCTCCACCCACAATGCACATTGCCCGTATTGGTTGGAGGCAGCATCTATGGCAGGCTTTTGCAATCAGGCCAGAATGATGCTGTATGGAGCAATGTTCAAATTGAAAACTATCCCTAAGATCTTTCTGGCCTATCTGTACTGTTTTTCAGGGTACCCACGTGCCCACACAAAGTATAATGAGAGGGCCAGGATGAAAACAGGGGGATTCCTAGATCTGTATGCAAAAGATGGGAACTTCAGAAGGGACCCAGAGACGGGTAAATGGCTTATCTTTGACAAAGAGTGGGTTGGTGTAGTCACAGACATGGGTCCAGAGCCAGAGTTGTTAGCCTACACATTCCTGAACGGGTTTAGATTGGAGAGTGTTAAAAAGAGGAAAGGGGACCACGGACTAGCTAACTTGAGGGAGGGTATGGAGGCATTGAAAGAAAAACAGGATGGAGAAATGATTTACGTGCGCATTGGTGGAGATGTGAAGTTGCTCGTAAGAGATAGGACTACTGACGCAAAAAGAGCCCTGGCCATAAAGAGGGGGAGAGAGAGAGTGCTGGAGGACCGAGAACTGGAGCTTATGTCGTCTCTGCAGCCAAAGAGAGCAAAAAAAGAATAACAATGTTTTATTCAAAGCATATTGTAAATAATGTACGAGAAAAAGAGATTTGTTATTGCT